TTTTTCATGTATGGATTTGTTTTTGTTCACTTCTAAAGGTAATGAGTTTGATAAAGAAACAAATCCAATAGTAGTAAAAGAAGCATTATCTTGGAATATACCTGTATTGGCACATAAACTTGATTCGTATCTTGACAAATATGATAATAAAGTTACTTGGCTTTCTAATGATATTAACATTAATGTAGTTAAGTTATGTAGAATGTTGAATATTAGTGATCGATTTGTAAATTGTTCGATTGATGGAATGAAAGTGACTTTTCATTTTACGGGTTTTTATGAATGTTTTCATGAGAAATTATTGTGTATGTATGAAATAGATACTGGATTGCTGGCTTACAGATCACATATTATAACAAATTCAATGTGGGCTCAGCCACATTGTGGTAAAGATGTTACAAACGGACTTATAGTAAAAATATATGATGCACCTAAAAATTATTTTTCTAATATAAGTGATGAAAATTTAATTGATAATCATCATCTTTTATTTGAAAAAACATTTCCATGGAAAAATGAAGTAGACATTAAAGTTCTTGGAGAAAGAAAAAAGTTTCATGGAATAGGAGATGATCCTTCTTCTTGGTATACTCTTTATGAGACTTTAATATTAGAGTATTATAGTAAATTAAATTTGATAGAAGGTGATACTGTAATTGATATTGGAGGTCATTATGGATTTTTTGATATGTATGCTTTAAATAAAGGAGTTTCTCAGATTCATACAATTGAACCCACCAAAACAACTTTTGATGTTTTATGTAAAAATCTAAAGGATTATGATAATATTCAAAAATACAATTTAGCAATTTCTTCTGATAATAAAAGTAGAGAATTTATTACTATTGGTTCTAGTTCTTGTAATTCTTTTCATGAAAATTTTAATAATAATCCAGATAATAAAGAAAATCATGGAATGAGAAAAAAACAAATTGTTAATTGTGTTACGCTTGAACAATTTATGAAAAATAATAATATTGATAGAATAGATGCATTAAAAATGGACTGTGAGGGAGCAGAGTGGGACATATTACCAGCAGTTCATGATGATTTTTTCAAATATAAATTAAGAAAACTTTCTATGGAAGCACATCCAGAGGGATGTGACGAAGGAGGAGGAATGCAACATCAAGCACTTGAATTTATAACAAGATTGGAGAATTTGGGTTGGAGCGTTATTGCTGATTCTGAAATAACAGAACATGGAAGGTTAGGAAATTTATGGGCAACAAGACATCCAAAAATAAAAATAGTTCATATGCTTGTTGATCCAAATGGGGAAAGAGAAAAAGAATCAATAAGACATCTTGAAAAATTATCTGAATATTCGGGTTGGAAATATGTACAAATGATAAATCCTTTATATAAAGATTTTCCCCCAAAAGAAACATGTGCTAGACCAAATGATATACAAATGAAACCAGGAGAATATAAATTAACTCCTGCACATTATGGTAATTTTTCTGCTCATAGAGATTCCATAAATGAACATTTAAATGATAAATTTGATGCAGTTTTATTTTGCGAATGTGATGCTATTTTTATAAAACCAGTACATGAAATTCATAGGACAATTATGGATCGACTGGATGATATGAATCAACATGATCTGTATTATATGTTTTTTGGAAAAAGAATTCCTGATTGGGCACACGAAGATTATGAATATTTTGGTGTAACAGATAGAATGTCTGAAGCACATTGTTATTTAATATCTACAGATAAAAAGAGAAAAACATATTTCAAAAAGAAATTAAAAGATACAAAGTGGGACACATATGATCTATGGTTGAATAATAATATCTTTCCCGATAAGAAATGTGGTATAGTTAAATCTCCTATTTCAATTCAATGTTCAGGTGAATCATATTTAGATAAATCCTTTAAAGATGGTACTACTTTATTAAAAAATAATGATGAAAAGATAAAACATGAAGATTTTTAAATTATCTCTTGTAACTTCTTGTTATAATGCTGAGTCTTATTTAGAAGAATTGGCTGGTTCTGTTTTTTATCAAAACTATGATCATTGGGAATGGATTCTTGCTGATGATTTTTCCGTTGATAATACCCGTGAAATAATGGAAAAATTAAAAAGAAAGGATTCAAGAATAAGAATAGTAGAACCTAAACATAAGAAAGAAATTTGGTGGAATCCACAAATTCCAGCTATTGGTGACATTGTATGTCATTTAGATGCTGATGATGTAATTTTACCAGGAACATTTGAAAAAATAATTCATTATTTTAATTTGTTTCCAGAAGCAACCTTACTACATTTTAACGCAAACAAATATCATAATGTCCTTCCTCAAAATTCAACTAATCTCTTTGATAATTTTAAAGACAATGTATACATGACAAGAGATAATAATTCTTTTTTAGAAGGATTTGAAAAGTTATGGCCCCAACGATCAAATATTTTTGGATATTTAAGAATATTTAAAAATTTACCAGCATTACGTTTTCCAGAACATGAAGATGGTGATGCTTGTTTATCAAATGATGGACAATGGCTTTTGCATTTAGAACGACATGGAAAATGGTTAACCATACCCAGAACAACGTATCTTGCAAGAGAACATGGAGAATGTGAGAATTTAAGAAATTGGAATCCTCGGGGCGAAGCACAATTAGTTATAAATGAAAGAAGAGAAAGAAAGAATTTTATTTTAGAATATCCTAGAAATATAAAGTATTTTGATGATATCTATGATTTAGCAGAATCCACTTATTTAAGTAAATTGAATTATGAAACAGAAAGAAAACTTGTAAGTTTTTTAAATTTTGATTATAATGAAAATCAAATAATAAAAACAAAACATTTATTTTTCGATCATGATATAGTTTTTGACAAGAATATAGAAAATGTTTCTTATTATTTTGTTAAAATAAATTTAGAAGACAGACCAGAAACAATAAAAACAATTATATCTAGATTGCCTTTAGGTAATTATGAATTAAGTTTTTTTTCAGATAATACACATTTACACGAAAACAATCGTAAACAATCTAATAATATTGAAGACATAAAAGATGTTATTGCATCAGATGCTCAAAATGTTTTTTGGTATGCACAAGATAATCGAATACATTTTATTTCTAACATTCAACGAACAATAGATGTGCCCGAAATTGTTTTGTCTACACGAAATGTACATGTTTATGATACAGAAGAGAAAAAAGAAGAAGAAGATAATTTAAAGATAATGCAAATACATGTTGGTTGTGGCCTTGAAATTCCTCCAAAAGGATATGGGGGATTAGAAGAAGTTACACATCAATATATGAGAATAGCAACAAATAGAGGACATGAAGTAAGTTTAAAATGGTTGGATGATGTAACACAAAGTGATTTAGAAAAATATGATGTGTTTCATAATCATACTGGTGGTTTTTGGGATTTGTTGAGAGATAGATGTATACCTTATATTTTTACAATGCATGATGCTTTTGTAAAAATACACGGAAAAGATTCTCATTATTATATGACAAATAATGAAACTATAAAGAATTCTTTGTTCAGTTTAATTCCATCTGAAGACATGATAGATTTTTTTCTATATCCAGAAAAATTGAGAAGATTACATCATGGTGTAGATACAAATTTTTTCTTTCCAAATGAGAATAAATCACACCCAGAACGATTGATTTGCGTGGGAGGAGGAGATGATAGAAAAGGATTTCATTTAGCGGTTCAAGCGGCAGAAAAATTAGGACTTCCTATAACAATTGTTGGACCAGATTCGGTACATGAAGAGTATAATAAGAACTTTTATGATATTGTAGAGGAAGTAAGAAAGAATACTGTTTTTCCATCTATTGAAGTACAACTTACAGGCAATGTAGAAAAATATGAATTGAGAAATATATTAAATGAACATCATGTGATGATTCATCCAGCATCTTTAGAAACGGGTCAGCCCTGTCTTGCAGTTCTTGAAGCAATGGCGTGTGGTATACCTGTAGTTGGAACAATGCAAGATAAAATTTCTTTGGGGGGATTTGAATTATGTACAAGAAATGTTGATGATATTGTTAATAAAGTTAACCTTGTTTTAGACAATTATGATGAATATTCAAAGAAGGCGAGAGAGTTCGCAAAAGAAAGAGATTGGGAAAATATTTTTGATGAATTAGAAAAATATTATTATGAAGCAAAAGAGTTAAAATATACAAAGCCTTTTGATATGAGAAACAGATTGTTGTTTGCATATCAAAATACGAATGCACAGGGAAAAAATGTTTTTGATTTGGATATGCAAAAAAATCCCTATTTGACAATTAGAGGATCTATTCCTGGAACTTATAGAGTTAATTTTATTGATAAGGATACAAATTTTAGTCATTATTCAAATGAGGTTTCTACTGGAGGATGGGTTGCTTGTGGTATTGATTATTATGTAAATTGGAGAGTTGAAGCAATAAACATTGCAACAGAAAAAATAGAATTTGAATATGAACAAGATTTTAAAAATAAAAATATTTTTGTTTGGTTTGATTCAGTAGCATTAGGAGATACTTTAGCTTGGATGCCAGTTGTTGAAGAATTTCGTAAAAAACATAATTGTAAAATGTATTGTAGTACATTTTGGAATCAGTATTTGATAGATTCATATCCCGAAACGACTTTTATAACTCCTGAATCTGGGTTTAATGATTTTGTGTCTTCTTATAGAATAGGCTTTTTTGAGGCTAGTCCTCAATCTCCTTTGGATATGAAAGATGTTTCTTTGCAAGAATTATGTGCAGGTATTCTTGGTATTAAAGATTTTGAAGAAACAAGATGTAAAATAAAGGTTAAAGAAAAAGAAAGAGATTCACAGTTATTGAGAAAACCATATGTGTGTATTGGTACTCAAGCAACTGCTCAAGCAAAATATTGGAATTATCCAGGCGGCTGGGACAAAGTGGTTGACTTTTTATCTAAAAGGGGGTATAATATAGTATGTATAGATAAATACCATGGTTTTGGGCAAGGAGAATATTTTAATAAAGCACCCAAAAATGTGATAGGCAGACATGAACGAACTTTAGATCAAACAATAGCGACTTTGAATGGTGCTGAGTTTTTTATTGGATTGGGTTCTGGACTATCATGGTTGGCATGGGCCTTAAATAAATATGTAATATTAATATCAGGATTTAGTAATCCTAAATCAGAATTCTCTTCAAAATGTTTTAGAATTCATAATGATACGGTTTGTAATAGTTGTTATAATCGACATAAATTTGATCCCGGTGATTGGATATGGTGTCCCGATCATCAAAATACTGATAGAATGTTTGAATGTACTAAAAACATCCCACCAGAAAAAGTTTATGATGCTATTGAAGAAGTAATAAAAGTAATAGACAAGAATGATTAAAACAATAAAACCCCTAGACTTTGCAATTATTATAGAAGATATTGTTACAAATAAAAAAATGTCTTATTTAGATGCAATATCTTATTATTGTGAAGAAACAAATATGGAACCAGAAACAGTTGGAAAACTCGTTCAAGGCAATTTGAAAGCTAAACTAAGAGAAGAAGTTACAGCCTTGCATTATCTCCCAAAAACTGCTACAATACCAGGACTATGATAAAAATGGATCCATTTGATTGTTATAAAGAATATGTTTCAATCAAGACTCATTTTCATGCTAATAAGTATGATTACTTTAAGCATAAAAAAAGAAAAATCTCATTTAATGCTTTTAAAAAACGCAATGATCAATTCTTTTTTGTGAGATTGTCGAAAAATTATAAGGATGATGAGATATCGAAATTCTTTGTTGCTAACTTTATTGAGAATGAAAATTTGTGGATAGGCGATGCGCTTGATTCACAAGCAGAAATCAAATATAAAGAATGGCAAAAAAGAATACAAAGCATGAGTTATATTTTTAGCAATGATATTGAAAAATTGTTGAACAAAGAAGATTTTGAAAATTGGTTCAAAATTGAAAAGGGTCAACATCCTATATTGCTGAAGCAAACGATTGCTAAATATATTTGTATGGAAACTTTTTCCATACTTAATATGATACTTAACTTTGTTCCTGACTGGGATCAAAAGATAAAAGAAACTTTTGTCTGGCCCCAGTTTAGAGATAAAGTTTTAAAATACACTCCATTTTTGGAGGTGGATAAGACGAAGTTTCGTAAGATTTTACGAGACAAAATTTAATTTAATATACAACGAATATTCCGATATACGAAAGGTAAATATGGCTACACTAACTACACTCAAAAAATCCCGCAAATCCTTCATGGAAAATCTTCACAAAGAAATTGAGAAGATTGATACTCCTTCTGAATCAAAGAGTTATATTGATGATCGATTTTGGAAACCTGAAATTGACAAGTCTGGAAACGGATTTGCAGTTATTCGATTTCTTCCTCCAGTAGATGGAGAAGATGTTCCATGGGCGAGAGTTTTCAATCATGGTTTTCAGGGTCCAACAGGACTTTGGTACATTGAAAATTCTCTGACAACTCTCGGTAAGAAAGATCCTGTTTCAGAGTATAATTCTCAACTTTGGAATTCTGGAATCGAGGCGAACAAAGAAGTTGCTCGTAAGCAAAAGCGCCGTCTAACTTATATCAGCAACATTTATGTTGTTACTGATTCAAAGAATCCTCAGAACGAGGGAAAAGTCTTTTTATATAAATTCGGAAAGAAGATTTTCGATAAAGTTAATGATTTGATGAATCCCGAATTTGAAGATGAATCTCCTGTTAATCCCTTTGATCTTTGGGAAGGTGCGAATTTCAAATTAAAGATTCGTCAAGTTGAAGGATATCGAAATTACGATAAGAGTGAATTTGATAAAAGTACACAACTTGTAGAAGATGAAACTGAACTTGAAAAAATTTGGAATTCACAGTATGCTCTTACAGAGTTTACTGGTGATGATCAGTTTAAAACTTATGAAGAGTTGAAAACAAGATTGGATTCGGTTCTTGCAGTAGAAACTCCTCCTATTACTGAGCCAGTTTCTCGTCCTGTTTCTAAACCAAAAACTGCTGAAGAAGATGCTTCTTCAGAAGATGAAGACATGTCTTATTTTGCTAAATTAGCAGAAGATAATTAATATTTTATGGGGGGCTTGGAGTGTCGTTCCAACGGCACGCCTCCTATCTTAAAGGGTGAAACCCGGTGTCAATAAGTCCGGTTCCTTCCAAAGAGACATTCTCTACTACATTTGTTTGTGTGACAACCGTTGGAATATTTTGAATATTGGCCGGAGCAATGGTCACATTGCTTCCTCCTCCCCCATTTCCAGTGGTTGCAAGCTGAAGCTCTTTGGATTCTGCATTTGCATTAGCAAGTCTAAGATTATTGGCATTTACATTTGCTTTTTCCAACAATCTCTGCATAATTGCACTATTTTTCAATCCTATTCCACCATATATACTCTCATCTCTCACAATTGGGTCAGCAGAAGGATCAGCTAAAAACATGTATTTTTTGATATTCTCCCAATTCATGAGGGTGGCTAAGCCATGTGCCATAAATGTATTCAAATTCGTTTGTTCTGATATGGCATCCGCTATTTCTGTTGTTTGATGGGTGACAGTATCACGTTGAACTGGACGACCGTATTTATCTATTTCTTTTTTCAACTTCTTTGATACTCTTACTTTTTCCTTTGTATAACCAAAAAATTCATCAAGTTCATCGATTACGACTTGCGTTGCATATCCTAATGCCGCTCCTATAATCATTCCTCCAAGTATTCCAGGTATACTTCCTGCTGTTAACCATGCACCAGCTATACCACCAAGAACTCCACCAGTAACCATTTTCTGAGCATATTTGCTCTCTTTAAAATAATTAATTAACGCCTTCTTATAGGCGTCTGCCATTCCTTTTCCTTCAGCTTTGTCAATTCTTAATGCTTCTGCTAAGACTGGTCCTGCTAATAGTCCAGCTCCAGCTCCAAGTATTATACCAGCAAGCATTCCTGCTGGACCAAATTTACTCAATACCATTGCACCAAAAAGTGCGCCACCTCCAGGAGCAAATGCTAAAATACCTTTCATCTCTTCACTTGAAAACCAATTTATTAAACCTTGTGTCATTGCTGATTTCCAATCTGCTCCTTCAGCTTTTTCTATCTGCATCATTTCAATAATTGTGCCACTACCTATTATTCCAATACCTGCTCCAAGAATTGCTCCAGCTACCATTCCTGCAGGACCAAGAGCCATAAATGTTTTTGCGCCTAAGAAAGCACCAAGTCCTCCGGCCCACAACGTTAAATTTGACAGCAAATGTTTTTTTACTGCAGTATAGACCCCTTTGGAGTTCATTTTTGATTTGTCTTCTTGAAAAACATGATTTAATCCAGTTAATGCGCCTCCAAGCACTCCACCAATTATTGCTCCTCTTGGACCTAACAGTCCAAAGCCAAGTAAAGCTCCTTTTCCAGCACCACCTGCCGCGGCTTCAGCAAGTGATGTATATGCACCGCCTGATGGAGCAAAAAAAGAATCTATAAATGCTGTAACTCCACCACTAAAAGTGTCTTGATCAAATCCTGCTTGTAATGCTGTAATTAATGCTGGTCCTGCAACAAGAAAAGCAATACCTCTTGCTAATTTGGGCAATAATGCCATACCTAAGGTTGCGGGCAGGAATCTTCTCAATCCTCCAGGAATTCCTATAAGTGCAGTAGATAAGAAATTCCCCAACATACTCATGAACCCCTTTCCTGAGAATCTTGATCCGACAGCCACTTTGGATTTCATATTCCATTCTTTTCTTTTCTCTTTAGTGCCCTCAAGTCTGTCTTCTTTATCTTTTCTTAACTTAACTTGATCTGTGGTTACTCCTTTTAGTAGAAGTCCTCTCATACTATACAATAAAGCGGCATGCACTTCTAATTGTTTTTCAAGGCTCGCCAAATTATTTTTATTTTGATCTTTAAGTTCATCAACAAGGTTTTGAAAATGTGTATAGTTGTGGGGTTTACGTGCCATTATTGGGTCTTTCTTTGATGTTCGCTACTTTTTCTGTTTTCTGCTTCTATGTGATTGATTAACATTTCTACGTAGATGTCTCTTTCAAAAGGCATTAAGTTTTCTATTTCTGTTAAACTATATTTATGATGTTGCATCAATTGAAACGTTAATTGATAATAATTTGCTAATGTGTTATGACTACAAACTATAAAAAAAAATCACCAATTCCGTTTAGAGTTTGTTTTTCTTGACAGTTGCATTTTGAACACGTAAATTCAATATCATGTAATATAGCAGGCATTGTACTAAAAAACATTTTAAGTTTTTCAAATTGATCACTTGTTAAGCTACTAATAAATTCATTCATTTCTTCTTTAGTATGATCACTTGCATTAAATATTTCATCGCCAGAATATATGTTATCAATGCAATTAATAACAACACCAAATAATTCTTCTACAGTTGAATTATCTTCTATATTTTCCAGTTCTGCTAAACGATTGTAAACATCCATTGTTGGATATTTCATTTCAACAGAAATTTTATCTGTTAATTTAATAATTGGTGTGTGCTTATCGTTTATAGTAAGTTTTATATCAGCTAAATTTATTTTTATTTTTGTTGTAGCATCACAAGATTCTCCATTACTATTTTTGTCATCACGATGCTTTATCATCATTTCAATATTTTCACCAACAGATTTTGATCTTATTTTTAACAATGCCATTTGCAAATCAAATAATGGTAATTTTTCAGCATCAACATTTTCTGATAAAAGACAATTATTAATTATTTGTTTTGAAGTTCTTACTATATCTTCTTGATCTCCTCCTTCCATAGCCATTAATAAAAGTTTTTCTTCTTTGACTAGAAAGGGTCTATAAGTTATTGGATCTTTTACTGTTCTTAAATTCATTGTAAATGTTGGTGCTTCAATTCTGGGTAAACTCATTATGTCTCCATTTTCATTGTTTAACTAGCTGTATTGTTATTAATATATTATTCTCCGTCACCTGGTGCAATCTGGCGTCCTCCAACTGCTCGACCCATATCCACAGAGCCCTTTTCTATTGTCAATGGGGTCCATTTTCGATATGCAAATGTAACACTAAGTCTTGCATATTCATTATTTTGTGACCATCCTAGATTTATTGCTCCAACATTTAAAGGGAAGGCTTCTCTAAACACTATTCCATAACTCATTTCATTCCTTTCATTATATGTTCTTAAATAAATAGGTCTTGCATATTGATTATAATAATTTGCATCAAACATGGTGGGATCGACTACATAATTCTGCCAACCATCAAATAATGCTTTTTCTTCCCAACCATCTGCCGTACAAATAAATGTCATTGTAGTATCAATAAACATCTGACCATAACCAATTTTTCTTACGGGTCCATATAATTTATCTTCAACTGTGAGTATAGTTTTACCAGGAAGTTCTGCTTGTTCACATAACAACGCCCTCCCCGAATCACTCTGCCCAGCCACCGCCGGAATCCAAACTTCATATCTATTTACTGGTGCAGGACCACCTGTCCTATCTAGTTGTGTTCTAAACTTTTCTATGCTTAAAGTCATTAAATCATTCTCCTGCTATCTCCCCAAACGACAAGTTTGTTTTCTTTTTTAAATCTTTCTGTTGGTAAAAATAATGCAATTTCTTTTTCATCTTCGTCTACAATTACAACTCTAGATGTTATGTGTTTATATAAATATCTTTTTACTGTTGGTTTAAGTACCTTAATTCTTGAAAGTGCTTCATAGTTTACACCTTTAGAACGATCAATAGCATCCATTAATTTTGCTCTAAGTAATGGCGGAAGATAATGAAAATTTAAACCAAGAAATCCATTTCCATACATTTTTACACACATGATCAGTGGAAATCTATCATAATATTTCATTTTTTCTTTAGTTTTTGGATCATAAAAATATGATGCCATCGCACCAGGCGATATTGTTCCTGTGCCTGATTTTTTAGCAGTTTTATAAAATTCGTCTGCAGTATCAACTTCACTAAATCTACTTCTCAATTCTGCCCTTAGGGCGCCAACTTTTCTACGAAACCATTGTGATGCATTACGTGTTTTTGGTTGTCCCTCATTTCTTCTTATTGCATTTTTTAATTTATCTAAAAATGATTGATCTTGTTGTGCCATAGTTATATTTAGCTAAAAAAGATGATCTTCTGTAATGATTTTAAATCTCCACTTTCTGTTTTTACAAAACTCTGTAGCCGCTCTCCATTTTGCTTCATTTACACCAAATGTGTATACTTCATATAAATATTTTTTGTTTGTTTTTCTTGTCACTCTTTTGGGTTTTTTGGGGGGTGATGTTTGTTTTTTGGGTTTGACTTCTATAAGAATGCATTCTGTTAGACCATCTTTTCTTTTTATTTTAACCCAAAAATCAGGAAAATATCTGTGTATTCTTTTATCAATAGGAGATTTATAAGGCACAACTATTTCTTCACTTGACCATTCAATAACCATGGGATTTCCTTCACAATAATTCATGAATTTTTTTTCCCATAAAGAACGGTAAGTTATCTTAGTAGGATCTCCTTTATATTTTTCCAAATTCTTTATTTTATATTTTCCTTTGTAACTCATGCTAAATATTATGTATAACAAGGAGAATAATGTGTCAGATGCGGCAAGTAAATTAAGAGCTATAACAGGTATACGAACTGGTATTCGTATACATAGATTTCCAGAAAATATAGGATCTAAATCAACAGATCCAGAATCAAGAAAATTTTGTTTATTTCGTTTTCATAATGTTGATGATAGTGGAAAACCAGGAAATACTACTGTTTGTGTGGCATTGCCTTTTCCAGAAATAAATGAAGGTATTAATGTAAAATATGATAATGCTGAATTTAATGTAGTTGGGGCGATTGCAGTAGGAGCCTCCGCAGGAAATATAAGTATAGATCGTTTATCGGGCATTGCAAAAACAGGAGTAAAATCTTTTAATAAAGAATCTTTTGCTAGAATAGCTTCAGATGTAGTATTAGGTGGAACTCCTGGGTTAAAAGCAGGAGTTGCAAAAGGATTAAATACGATACAGAACCCTTTTATTACAAATGTATTTAATAGTTCAGGATTTAGAGATTTCTCTTTTTCTTTTGTTCTTATACCTAAAAGGGGTCATGAAAGTGATCATATACGAAACATTATTGATGCTTTTAAAAAATCAATGTTGCCTAAAAACAAAACAGTAACAGGAGGAAGAAATAAGGGTCAAAGTACGGGTATTCAAATAATGCCCGATAAAGTTGATATTACATTCTATCCTACTGACATAAATTATAAAGCTACCCTGGACAGAAACGGGAAACCAAAAGAATCAGTAATAAAAATTAAAAATGCAGTTATATCAGATTTTACAGTTGAATATTCAGCAGGAACACAAAGTCCTACTTTTTTTAAAAACACGGCAGCCCCTTTATCTGCTACATTAAATGTGACAGTTAAAGAAACTGAAATATATACTAAAGAGAGACTTAGAGAAGATTATCCAACATTCAATTTAGCGGATTAAGATGGCACCACCAGTTAATGTATTAAATAAACTTATAGGAGAAAACAGGTTTGAATACCCCACCGGTATTGCTTTATCTGATGGATTGCAACATTTTATGGTAATATCAGAAGTGATATTTAAGGCCCCTAAAAAAACTGATGATGCATTTCAAGGATCAAGTGGATTACAGAATTATGAAAACATTACGCAGGGTGATGAATCAAAAGATTATTATGAGCGAGGTAAGAGTTTTGTTTTACATTTGCCTCCCGGCTCACTAAAAACACAATATTCTGCTGATTATGCTGATGTGAATTTGGGTATTTTTGGAGACATATTATCTCAAAATGCATCTCAAATAACAGATGATTTAAAAGAACATTTTTCAGATTTTGCAACAGGCAATACGGGTTATCTACAAAATGTTTTTAATTTATATAATAATATGAGAAAAGATGTAACAAAACGAGCAATGCCATATTATGATAGTGAAGATTTTGGAAATGATTTTGCAGAGAGAATTAAATTTAATGTAGCATCCGCTGTTGGAGCATTAGCTCCTTCAGGTGCAAAAGGAGAACAGATAGCAAGTATGTCTATGAGAACGGCAAGAAATCCATATACTTCTCTTATATTTACAGGAATAAAAAAATTACGACAACATAATTTTAACTTTGAATTTAATCCCAAATCTGCAATTGAATCTAAAAGGCTCATGAAAATTATAATAAACTTAAAATATGGAATGTTACCAGGATTGAATAAACTAGAGATTACTGAAAAAATACCACTTCCAATACAGAAGATTACACGAAATCCTCATGTTGACAATCCCGGTGGTTCTTACAGTACCGAAGCCAAAACTATAGTGATCAAAAATGATATGGATTCTGCCTTTTTTACTTTTCCTTATAGTTATAGAATTCAATTTTATAGTAATCAGAAAGAAAATCCGTATTTGCATCGTATAGGAAATTCTTTTTTAATGTCACTTAAAACAAAATATTCACCTAGATTTTTTGAAGAAAATGGAATGCCAACATCAATAGGTTTACAGCTTCAATTTAAAGAAAATTTTACTCTTGATAGATCACATGCGGAGGAATACTAATGTCAGATTTTTTTAGAAATTATAATGCATTTTATTATAATATGGACAAGGTTAAGCCTATTAGAGGAAAACTTGCAACAAATTTATTATCTAGAGTAAATATAACTAGTAATGTTTTAAGAAATATTACTTCATATTATCCATATCGAATAAAAGAACTTGAAAGACCCGATATTATATCACAAGAATATTATGGATCTCCTGATTTAGTTTTTTTAATATTTTTAGCAAATAATATTTTAGATCCTTTATATGATTGGCCGTTATTTGGAAATGATTTAAGGAACCTTATTGAAGAAAAATATGAATCACTTGATTCTGCAAGAACAGGAATACATCATTATGAAAAAATATTAAGAAATGAGTCTCCAAAAACTGCGGATACTCCTAAAATTTTGGAAAAAGTTGCAGTCATTGATAAAGAAACATATGATACTCTTAGTGTAACAGAAAAAAAAATAATTTACAATTATGATTATGAAATTATGAAAAATAATGCAAAAAAAGAAATTATTTTAATAGATAATACTTATTCCAAACAAGTTTTGAAAGAATTAAGAAGCATTTATGATAGACAGTAGGATATAATATGGTTACAAATCCGTTAGCAGAAGAATTACAACACGACTTTAGTTATTCTGAACAACATTTTAGTACTGAATCAGATTGGACAATAACCTTTACGAACTATAGAGGTAAACTGTATACGATTAATTCTGACCAGAACTCAGCGATTGTTGGTTTTACAATAAATGAATCTTTATTTGAAAGTAATGTTATAACTGGTGATATAAAAATACTTGATGGGGCTGGATTAGATGAAAGAATTCCTCTTATCGGACAAGAAAAAGTACGCATACAGTTAAAAAATAAATTATTGGGGGGAGCAGATTGGGATGCTGAATATACAATTGTAAAAAGGTCTGCTACTATAGAAGATGGGCCCACAAGGTTCTATGTATTAGATTTTTGTTCAGATGAATTTGTTGCAAATTTAAGAAATAGAGTATCGAAATCTTATAAATTTCAGTTAGCTTCTCAAATTATTAAAGACATATATGGAAATTATATAGAAAATGATGCTTTTGTCGCAAATAAGAAAAAGTTATTTTATGATGAAAAAGGAGATTCAGACGGAACTTTTTACGGAATGCATTTTGTGTTTCCTACAGTAAGACCTTTTCAAGCAATACAAATGGTTGTTAAAAAATCTGTTGCTTCAAATGTTGAAATGAAGCAAAGAAAGGTAAGTGCAAACTTTGGTAAATTTATATTTTATGAAAATAAATATGGTTTTTATTTTAAAGCATTATCTGAATTATTACATCCCTTAGTAACTACATCAGCGGCTGAAATTGAAGAATCGGAAATAGAAGCATTAGAAGCACAGGGCACAGATTCTGGTCAGCAAAATGATCTTGGAAGAGAAAAAGGAAAAAGAATATCTCAACCACCTGTGACAACATCGGCCGAAACACCAATGGTCTCTTATGTAATGAGGCCAGCAGATCAGATAAATGAAGCTCCAGAGCATAAAGAATTTAGGATTGTTAGTTTTAAATTACAGTCTACTTTTAATGTTTTAAACAATCTAATCGAAGGAATGTATTCAGGAAGATTGTTGACATATGATCCAACAACTCAAAGAATTGGTACTATAAATCAAGAATCTTCTGCACCATATAAACCTCCTGAGGGAGCAGATAACAGATTTACTAATAAGTTATACCAATCAACTCACAAAGTATCTTATTATGAATATGATTATCATGACCAATTTTCAAATTTTAGACATGTCGGTGGAACAAATAATCCATTAACAAACGATCAACATTACGGAGTAGATAAATCTGAAGCATTTTATAAGTATGCATCAACAAATTTTCAACATAATGAAAAAATGATTACAAAGTTATTACAAAATGTTATGACAGATAATGATAAAGGTGCTGTTTCAGTGGATAAACAAGTAGAAAGATGGTTGATACAAAGTTATTCTCAATCAAGACAAATGAGAAATATAATAACGCAAATAACTGTACCCGGTGATCATAATAGAGTTGTTGGAGAAATAATAGAATTAAAATATCCTTCAAATTATTATCCAGATGAAGAGCATTCTTTTTATACAGGATATTATTTGATAACAAAAATTCGCCATGCGGTAACACATGATAGTAGTTATTTAACAACAATGGAATTAGCAAAAGATACATTATTTACTAGGCTTCATTTAGCAAGCGGCGGTGATTCAGAAGCAATAGTAGAAATGGATCAGGGTGGTTCACTAGGACAATCTGAAGGATTTGGAATGGAGGGAGGATATAGTGAATAGTTCAGATATTTTAAACATGAGTGATACGCAAGATTTTATGGGGGCGGAGGGTTTTGTCTGGTTTTATGGTGTTGTAGAAGATAGAAAAGATCCTCTTTTTCTTGGAAGAGTTAAAGTAAGATGTATAGGTTTTCATACAGATGATAAAACACTAATACCGACAGAAGACCTCCCTTGGGCAGATATTATTCAACCAGTAACATCAGCGGCAATATCTGGATTTGGAACTACTCCTACTGGATTAGTAGAAGGTACTCATGTATTTGGTTTTTTTAGAGATGGAAGAGAAGGACAAGAACCAGTTATTTTAGGAACATCTGGGGGTATTCCTGAAAATTTTTCAAATCCTGATAGAGGATTTAATGATTCTAGATCAATTGAAGAAAGAAAAAATGCTCCTTATCCTCCTCTTTATGTTGATAGATTTAATTCGGGTATTCCTGCAAAAGTTATAGAACATTCTCAATATTTCGAACCGACAACTTATGAATTTTCTGGAGAAACTCCATTAAAAGGTGGAAAATTGTGGTTTGGAAAAAATAAAGACGAATCAAAAATTCAAGCAAATGTTTATAAAAAACCCGAAACAGAATTGCCTGATACGGAGCCCGTTAAAGCAAACAATGCACCGATGTTAGTTTCTCAACTTTATTCTAGAAATCCTGATGAAAATAGAATGATATTTGATGGTAATGGTCTGCCAATTATGTCTTTACCATCAACGACTTTGCTTGCTTTAAATAGAATAAAATTTATAAGAAAATATGAAGCAGAAGTAACACCTACACCACATTCTTCTGTTCATCCTCAATCTCAAATTGTTATGAAGGCTCATAGAATTTCAGCGAGTTTAAGCGCAACTCAGGGAAATTTGCATAAGGGAATCAAGAAAGCTGTGGGCGATGAATGGGGAATACCCCCAGATGGATTTAATCCGGAATATCCTTATAATCATGTTACATATACTGAAAGTGGACATTTATTTGAATTAGATGATTCTCCAGGCGCTGAAAGAATTAGATTGTTACACAGAACTCAAAGTTTTCTTGAATTTTTACCAGATGGCTCTAGGGTTGATAATGTTGTGGGTAAGTCTTATTTTCTTTGTGATGCGGATGTTCATTCTCATGTTTATGGTGATGAAGTAAAACATGTTCGAGGAGCAATGAATCATGTTTATAATTCCAGTTCCGCTGGAAACAGCAAAACGCTTTTTGATGGAGCTGGTAACGTGGGTTTAGAAATTAAGAAAGGAAATTATAATATCGATCTAAAAGATGGTGATATGATTATTTCAGCAAGAAATCTTATAGTTAAGGGAACAGCAAAAGATCCAGGCACATCAACAATGCAACTTCAAAAAATGGCCGCCGAGTTGGGAGATTCGAATAAGGCTATGAAGGCAATAGCAGAATCGTATGCTGTCGATTGTGGAGATATGGAATTAGTATGTACAAATTTTGGTCCAGCCATTGCGGGAAATTCTAAAACAAATATAGGCGGAATATGTGAAACAACAGTTGGGGGATATTCATCTGAAATAGTAACAAGTGCGTATGGTACTGGCATGTTGAAAAAGTGTACTATGGGGCCAATTACTCTTGAAGCTACATCCCCTGGTATGCCAATTCAATTACATAGTGGTCCTGGAGGATCATCTTCATCTTTAGAATTAAGTGTATCTGGAATGGATCTTAATACTAAATCCGGAAATATTAAAGCAGTGGCAAAATTAGGATCAGTTGCATTGACTGCCGAGAAATCAAATTTTGCTGTTGAGGCTGGTACAGAAATCGAACTTAAAAATAAAAAGTCCAGTATTAAAATGGATGATGCAGGACTTGTTTCTATAACAGGGGGGAAGGGATCTGATGTTCATACTTTATTAAAAAAATTGGCGTTGACATTGAAAAATTTGAAATTTTCAACTCCTGCGGGACCAACTACTAGTATCATTAATTTGCAGGAAATTACTGGGTTTGATGATGAAATAGACAAGGTGTTTAAAAAATGAATAAAAAAGAAGAAATTATTTTAGAACAAAAACCAATAATTAATGGAAATATGGTAGACCTTTTAAGTAAGGTTTTAGATTTTAATACTGATTATTTAACATTTTTAAAAAGTGAGTTAGAAAATACTAAAAATAAATTAGAAAAAACGGAAAATAATGGCTGAAGAAGAAGCAGACAATCAAGTTGTTTTAAAACAAATGGAACCCTCACCTTTTTCTGGTGAGGCTGGAGTTGCTCTAAATGCATTTTTAGAGGGATTAAGTGCATTTGGTGCTGAATTTTCAAGAATTTCAGACACATTAATTCAGTTTTTTCAAGCAACCAAAATGTTTTTACAGGCTTTTAAAAATCCTCTTACTGCGGCCTTAATTGAGACTATTGATTCTTTGATAGAAGCACTTGAAGAAATGCAAAGTTTGGGGTTTGGTAGTCTTACCGTTTGGCCTTGGGAGCATGGAGTATATCCTCCACAAGTGCAAACTGAAAAATTGGATGAATCAATAATTGCACTTGCCGCCGCTATGCAAGGGATTAATGTTGATTCTATGAAAATTAATGAACGCGGTGAATTTGTAGGCACAAAAAATGGAGAGACTTTACTTACTCCCGGTCAAGAAATTAAATCTGGAGGTAGTTACGCATCTTTTCAATCAAAATCTGCGGTTTATGATACTATGTTGGGTATTCGTAATTTTTTTCATCCAGAACTGTGGACAGGTACAACAACTGAGTCTAAAGAAGAAGCCGCCGCTTCCAGGATGAAAGACAAACTAGTCGCTCTCTCTGCTTCCCCTGCAAGTTTCGAAGCCGCCAAAAATATTTCAGGTATTGATAAACAATCATTCTCTGATAAAGCCGCAGATTGGGGGAAAGACACACTTCACAACAGCATAAAGTTTACACAAAAAAATCTATTCGTTAGAGAATTACCGCCCGAAGAATGTGTAAGACAAATCATAGCATCTTTATCAGGATCAGCTCCTGATAATAATAAGCCAACTGGATCTGGTCC